CCATTTATCCAAATGCGGTCCACACTCTCAATGACGCCTTCACACAGGCCCAAAGCGAAGCTGATTGAATAATTGTAATCGGTGCGGGTGGGGCCGCCTTTGCTCCCCACACGACTTGTCTCGCTTTTTTCATTCAGGCGTGAAGCCCAAATCACCTGTCCGGCTAGGCGGACACGCCCATAGCTCAAGGGCATAGTCGCGCCGTCTTGGGATGTCATGACGTGAAAGGTTTTTAAACGCGGCCCTTCAAAACGGCGGTTATCCAGCAAGTTACCAATTGTCTGATTAGCATATGACAGCGCGAACTGGCCGGCGGTCTGCGCGAGGCGCGCACCCAGATTGCCCCCTATGCCTGCCCCAACCGCACGCGCACTATTTAAAACCAATGTACTCATAAAGCTCTCTGTTTTTGAAGCGGGAAGGCGAAACTATAAGCATGGCGTTTTTGCCAATAAGGCACGATAAAACTCTCCACCACAGCCTGCCCCCAATAGGCATGAATGAGCCCCGTATAGTTCTCGCCACAGACCACGAATGAAACCCAAGCAATCACAGCCATAATGTTTCACACTGGCTTGATGTTGATAAGGCGTATCTATCCAGTCTTGGGCGAGCGTTAAAACCCGTGCACGTAGCAAAGCGTTTTGATCAAGCTCTTCTATCATTAAAGCGCGTCCTGATTATAGCGCGATCCACCCTCTCTGGACTCCCCTAATGGTGCGCCCGCTAATAGAGCATCATCCCCTAAGAGATACGGAAAGCCTCGAAAATTAAAACTGTTTTGAAAGCGGTCACGACAGGTTGAATAACGTCGATCACATTGCGTGCCCGCTGGAAAATCACTTAAGGATAATCCGCAACGCCTATCACCAAATTCGGCATCGCATTGACGAGAAAAGACACGCCCTTGTGAGTGTTTTAATCGACTACCCTCTCCGACCCATTCGATTTCATAATGCGACCCGCTTAGCATGATGTCGCCGATATACCCCCGACGCAGCAAAGCCCGTTGGTTTGGGTCTCTCCAATTAACGCGCGCGCAATCCAATTGCGCCTCATCATAAAGGCCCGCGCGGATATCATCTGCGCTCATCCGCCCATCAGACAGCACGCCGTCAACGCGACCATTATCAACCGAGAACCCCAGACGATGCTCTGATGCCCCAGGGCTAAGACCTGATTGTGCCTTGTAGATGACGTCAGCGATATTTAAATCGCGGTCATGATCGGTAAACCCAAAAACCACGCCGTCACGCCGTGTAAGCGTCCAGATATAACAAAGCGTGGTCGCTCTGCTGTCTAAATGCGCTTTGAAATCATTCGATAATTCACGCATCAAACAAAACCTCAATGAGGGGAATATTGCGTATATCGCCCGCTTCAAATGCTTCGAGAGAAATATCCAAAGCGTCTGTGTCAAAACGCACAGCCACATCAAATTCAAAATCAGCTGTAACCACGACATCAGTCTCAGGCGGTGTGTTAAACGTGATATGTCCTGTATTTAGGGCCACATCATAATCGGTTTCAGGCACGTATTGAGCGTCAAGTTTTACTATTATGCTTCCAGCCCGCGGCTTTGTGATCGGGCGCGTATAGTCCCCTGCACTATCTTCATAGCGTTTGGTCAGTTGGAAGAGCGTTTGAGTACTATCGCCTATCCCAATGCGTTGATCTTGGGCCATATGGTCAAAAGGGTCTGTGAAACGAAAACTATAAAGTTGCCCGTGACGCGCTTCAAAAAACGCGATCAATGCTTGCATTTCCTCAAGCGATTTTACACCTGAGGCTGCATTATAGCGTCGCCTAGATTGGGCATGCGGTGTGTTTCTGACCTCAGACCCATTGGCTAATTGAACACTATCAACGCGGCGCGTGGGCCCGCCACTGGCACCAAATGCCAACCCTAACGGAAATAAAATATCATGAAAAGCGGACATTAATAACCCTCTTAAGTCTCTTATAAATATTTCTGCGCCGCGCTGACCGCGCGTGCTAGACCCGTCGAAATCTGAGTTTGCGACCGTGCAAAAGACTGCGCATCAGACACACCGTTCACGGTCATATTCACACTCACAGAGGGTTTTGAAACGCCTTGATTTGGTCCTTGATGTGTACCGCCCAAAGCTCTTGAAAGCGGCTGAACGAAAAGTTCGGACACGGCCAGACGCGTTAAATCCTGCGCAACACTTTGCACCAAACCTTTCATTGAAAACTCACCCTTTAAGGCCGCCTGTTCCAAGGCTTTGGCAATCCGCTCGCCCGCTTGTTCAAACGCCTGCGCTGTCTCATCGGCTTGCATAGCTGCACTGTTTGAAAAATCGCTCAGTGCTTGGGCGGTGTTTTGGTCATTTATCACTTAGAGATATCCTCATCTATTATATCGGGAAATTTCGCGTTTAAGGCCTCAAAATCTGCGCGCGCTAGCATGGGTTGGGGTGTGGCCCGCATAAGGATGATCCAGTCTTTGAGCGCGCAATTCCAAAATTGCTGAGGTGTCCAGCCCAGTCTAAACACCGCTATTTTCATCCAATTGGCAAATGGCCATGCGCCCTCAGTTTCAGGCACAAAAGGCCTCTTGAAAAAGGGTTGAGACATATGGGAATAGCTGCGCGATTTCTTTGTCACCCAGTGCAACATTGTCCTCACTACAGGCCTGTACTATGTCACCAACCGTCTCAGTATCGAGGGCGCGAAAAACAGCGGCCAAATCGCTTGGACCCTGTGTCTGCGTCTTATCAGAAATCTCTGCCAAGGCCCGTAAGGTCAGTTTTAAGGTTACGTCTCTGTCCGCTAACTTAACCCTCATGAGAAGGCCGTGAACGTCGTGACGCCCGCACTTTGAACAGAGAGTTCATATTGCGCTTCGCCTTGATAATCGCCCGTATAAGATAAGGTCGACATCAAAAACGGCCCTTCAATGGTGCCAAAATCAGGCATGATGAATTGAAAAACATTGAAGCTTTGATTAAAGAAGGTGTGTCGTATTAACGCATCGGATGCCTTGTCTCGAAATATACCTGCACCCGTTATTTCAACTGATTTAACACCAGCTCCGGGCAAGAGCTCTCGCCATGCCTCAAGGCTTTGGGAATCGGTGACGTCAATGAGCTGCGCATTAAAGCGTAATGTTTTACTGCGAAGACCCGCCACAGTTTCAAAACCGCCTGCCCCATTAGCCAGTTTCATCAGAATATCGCGACCAGCTTGAGCGCTCATATGCTCTCCAATTCACGTTCTGTAGTAAGGCGCATACGAATAATGCCGTGTTGTGTAAGGCCATCCGTAGCGCGAAAAACATCTGTCAAAATAATGTGCTAAGCCAACAAGCTCAAGCGTTTCTGTTCGCCCATTATAGCGTGACCACAGATGAAGGCTTAGAACATGTTGGGTGATAACCGCGCCTTCGGCACTGATATTCTCACTGCGTAACGGCCCATAGGTCAGGTAAGGAAATATCGGGTCTTCAGGCGGGTCATCATATAGGCGCGGCGGATTACCCAAATGATCTTGGATATGCACTTGGTTCGCCAAGAAATTATGAAGCCCCCGACTTAAGGCCAAAGCCGCATTATAATCAGACATTATTGTTGTTCCTCTTCACACATTAAATGCAAGCGCTCACGGCGATTATCGGGATCAGAACTCGTCATGACCCGCAAAAGACGCTCTCCCCACATCATCCAGCATCATCGGATAAGATGGGGCGTTATCATCGCCGCGATATTGATAAAAATATCCAATCAACAGCAGAATAGCCTGCCTGATCGGTAGTGGGGTATCATCCTCGCTCGGGCCGTAACCCGCGACATAATCAATCTCTATGGCGGTGATATTGCCAAGAATGGACGCCCAAGGCGTACCCCTTTTTAAGGACACACAGGCCAGGCGCGATGAGAGGATGAGTTGCACATCCTCTAAAGCGATAACCAAACGCTCACCCGCCGCACCCAGCAAGGTCACGGCGCTTAAGCTTTTAATCGGGCTATCAACAAGACGGATATTGGCAGTTGAAATATCGGAGCCAATGAAACGCCTTGGCCGTTCAATCAGCACAGATTGCAAGCGGTCTTCAACATGTTGACGTGCAGAGCCGATAAAGCCCTCAATGATGCCTTCATCCTGCGTATGATCGACACGTAGGAAATCTTTGGCTTTTTCAAGGCTAATCGGTTCGACGGCAGGCGGAAAAATATCAGTGGTCGCCATTGGCTTCCCCTAAAATAAACGTTTGGAAAATGAGGCTCTGCGAGCTTTCGCAGAGCCGATTATATTTACGCTGAGAGCTTTAAGAGCTTGATGGCATTAAAGTCCTGCACACCGCCGCCGACACGTTTTGTCGTATAAAACAACACATAGGGCTTAGCTGAATAAGGGTCGCGCAAAACCCGAATGCCTTGGCGGTCAACAATGAGGTATCCGCGTTTGAAATCCCCAAAGGCAATCGGTGTCGTGTCAGTTCCAATATCGGGCATGTTTTCGACCTCGGTCAGTTTATAGCCCAAAAGCGAGGATGCCGCGCCCGCCTCTGATGGCGGTTGCCAGATATAATTCCCATCCGCATCTTTGAACTTTCTAATCACACTTAAGGTGCGGCGGTTCATAACAAAGGCAGCTTGAGAACGGTAACGCGTTTTGGGCGCATAGACTAAATCAAGCAAGTTATCGACAGGGGCTGTGCCGTCAAAATCACCCTCAACACCAGAGCTAACAACGCCGATTTCGCCCCAGCTTTGTGTGCCTTCATCGCTTTGGGTATAAGACAGCAGACCTTGGGGTTTGTTCACCCCGTCACCCCCTATAAAGGCCGCTGTTTCTTGTGCGGCAAAGACATCACGCACTTCATCGGCGAGCCATTGATCGACATCGGCCACACCGTCATCAAGCAACATTTGGGTTGCCGCAGGCATAGCGTAAAGCTCCCCCACCGGGAAATCCAACAGGTCAAGCTGCGGCGTAGATGTCTCTGGGCGGGCATCTGTTTCACCAGCCCAACCCGCACTCATGCCACCTGCACTGACGGGTTTTTTAAACAGGCCCGTACCGACGCGCCTGACCGTGGCGAGGCGACGTAAAGGTGAGGCTAAATCCAAGGCGCGGTCAATCATGCTCTCTGATTCAATCGGCGCGATATAACCGCCTTCCGCGTCTTGGGTGGTCACGGCCTTACCCTCTAAAGATTTAAGCGATGAGAGGTCACCGGAGCGAATATAATCAGACCAAGCCGATTTGGCCTCTGATGTCGCCATATCGCTTTGACCCAAAGCAGGCTGCGTGGCCGCGAGAGATAAGCGCTCAATCCGCTTGGACTGCGCGTCTAAAGCAGCGTTGATACGCTCTACCTTATCTGTCGTCAGGCTATCTGCTGAAGACTTAGCTTCAATCTCGGATAGGC